TTGTTCGCCAATCGCCTTAGCATCATTGAGCGTATCAAGATTGCTCTTGATAAACTCAATACCCTGCTTTGCTAGAGCAAGACCTGTAAGGACTGTTGTGACTGGCTCCACATTATTTGTCCTATTTGTCTAAGACTGCAAAAAGAATGGCTATCAATAGGCTCATAGCCGCCGACATAGCAAGAAAAGCTCCGGCCTCTAAACGCTTTAGGCGAAACAGGGTTTCACCCCAACGCTCCGCGCAAATAGCTTCGTGACTGTCAATCTGGCTCTTAACTTGCTCAACTGTCGGCCTTGCCATGATTACCACCCTGCTGGTAGACCACCAATTACAGGTGGGTTGATGTCGTTCTCAATGCGTTGATCCAAAGCGGCTTGCAAAGCAGTCTCATCCATTTCCAGCTTTGATAAGACCCAAGCAACAACCTGATCTTTGGTTAGGCTGTCAAAGTCGGTAAAGCTACCAGCTTCAGGTGCGTCTAGGCCGATAGAGCCATAGGCTGTAGCTGAATATGGATTGCCTTCAGCGTTGACCTGATCGCTAGTTGCTGTGTATCGATAGTGAACAGTCTTAGCGACCTTGCTCAGATCGCCTTCGGTTGGTGCGTATTCAATGTTTGGGATGTCCCAAGTGTAGGTGTTGGTCATTATGCGTTCTCCAATGTAGTTATGCGTTGTTCAAGGGTTTCAATTTTAGCTATTGCCTCTTGTAAGGCGGCAGTTAAAAGTGGAACAAGTTTGCTTTGATCGATACCTTGATACTCTGGGTTGCCATCTGCATCAACAGCATCTTTAGTGCCTGTAACCGCTTCTGGCACAACCTCTTGCGCTTCGTGTGCAAGAAAACCATCAACACGGCTACCATCAACCTTCCATGCAAAGTTGACAGGGTTAAGAGCCTTTATACGCTCTGTTGCACCTGTCATAGGTTGCCAATCTTCTTTTAGGCGGTAGTCTGATGAGGTGTTGTAAGAAACCGATGAAGGCCCATCAGTTATAGACCCAACTGTAGACCCGCTTCTTAGAAAAAGAACATTAGTTTTTGTTGAACCAGTATAGCTATGGTTGAACTTAAGTATAGAAGAGTAAGTGCTATCAGCGGCAAAAGAAGTTGTGTTTACTGTTCCTGCGCCCCCAGAAATACCGCCAGAGAGGTAGAGGTCTTTCCATCGAAAAGTGCTTTGGCCTAAATCATACGATGCGTCTACTGAATTACCACTTGAATTTGTTGTGTGCAATGAAGTGCCAGAAACTTTAACGCCCATACTGGTTGATGCAAGATACGGTCGTGTAGTATTAACCCCAATACTACCCACAGTCGTGCCGTCTTTGCGGAAATCAACAATAGAGCCATCTGATGTCAAACGGTTGATTAGTAAAGGCGCACGTCCATCAGAAGTTATATATGCTTCACCACGCTCCCTTAAAGAAAAACCCTCTGATGTGTATTCCACCGACGTTTTGCCCAAAAGCAAGTTACCTGACGAATCAATGGTTAAGGCATCAGACGCATTTGTTCTAAACGTCATTGAATTGTTTGAATTGTTATATGCAATGCGGCCTATGTTGTCATCATCCGTATCGCCTAGATTTAATACAGAGCTACTTGTTGTATCAGACAACAAAGACATTTGTGCGCTGGTGTCTTGAATTGTTAATTGTCTTGTAGGAGCCGTAGTTCCCAGCCCTAGCCGCGAAGTAGAAGCGTCCCAGTAAAGGTCTTGTGATACGCCTGTCGAATCATAGAAGGCGATGTCGCCGTTGGACAGAATTTGCATTCTGTCGGTATCAACGCCTGCGGAAGCCGTCTTGAACAACATATTAGCGGCACCGTCTGAATCGGCAGTTAGAACCGCCTGCGTTCCGCCTTGAATAATTGTGAAGAAATCAGTCGTTGACAAAGCGTTCAGCCTAAGCGTGTTCCCGCCGTCGATTGTCAGCCCATCAGCCGTGACTGTGCCAGTGACGTCTACGCCTGAGATTGTGGTGGCGAGTTTGGGGTTATTGTTGTGATACAAAGTCACTGCATCGTTGACTGCCCCAGACAGATACGTTTCATCACTATTTGTGCGCTTTAGATAAAGATTGTTTTCCGCACGAATAAACAAGTCACCAGTGCCGTTATCCACAATATAACTATTCGACCCATCATGGTAAATCTGTAGGTCAGACCCTGCGCCAAAGATGGCTTTGTCGTCATCGCCAAATGTCATATCCCCAGACGACACAAAGCTGGTGCCTGTGATCGTCGTCCCACTAATAGCCGCAGGTGTTGAGCCGCCGATGGTTGTTCCGTCGATTGTGCCGCTATCAATATCAACCGTAGCAAACGTATCGCGCTCTAATGCGTTGTTAAGTTCAGCGCGTGTAATCTTTTTAGTAACGCCTTCGCTACTGTCCACCATGACAAATAAATCGTCTGAAGCGGTTGAAGCACCTGTGATAGCGGTCAAATCAGAGATTTTTTTGTCAGTCATCTTAATATCCTACTGCATAGAAATGTAAGGTCGTTCCAGAACTGCTCCAGCTTCCAGAACTTGATGCGTTGCGCGTAACAAAGCCGCTAGTGGTTTTAGACACGATGTAAGCCCCAAAGTTGTCAAACGTCGTTCCGGTCGCATCCTCAAGGGTTAATTGTATATTAAAAACCGCCGTCGTGAAAGCCGTTGCAAAGGTAACAGATGTCGTCGCAGTCTCATTGGCAGGAACGGCGATCTGACCCCAGTTGATAATAAGGCCGGATGGTAATTTCTGATAACCATTTGTCGATAGGCTTACAGGCATAGAGTGCTTAACACGCAAAGGCGACATGATTTCTGTATTATTCGTCGCCGCTTCAGCCGTTGCTTGTGATGCTATTTTTAGATTAACCAACGTCGTGTCGCTAGAGTTCTTAACCAGAATATCGCTTGCCGACGCCGCCTTTAATACGTTGCTAAGTAATTCGACTTCATCGCTGGTTTGGTTCAGGTTTACAACCGTGATCCAAGCGTCATCGCCTTCGTTGCGTATCTTGAGCGCATTTGACGCTGTATCGTGCCAAAGCATACCAGCCGCCGTAGTTGTCGGTGCTGTAGCTGAACTATTCGTGGTTAATATCGCCTGTAAGACATTATTAATGTCTGTGCGTGCCGAAGCCGCAGACTGGTTAGCAATTGTATAATCGTGAGTAGCCATATCAATCCCATTCTAACAATTTTTGGACGAAGCTAATCTTCGGAGTTGCTCCGAACATATTTGACTTCAATACTAACTTATATGTCGCATCTGTTCCATACAAATCAACTGAATTAAACTTGCGCCAACCCAACGCTGTGCCGCCGCTATCCTCTGGATTCACATAAATCTCAACGTCGATGTTGTCTTGGTATCTGGTCGAACTACCATCATCCCAGTTGTCCCAATTACCAACCCAACCATCCCAATTGCCTTGTATGCCGTCCCAAACATCAGACGGAAATGGATTAAGCAGTTGGTCGCCGCTACCTATATCAGCAAAAACACCTGTTGCACGCTGAACGTCAATTAATATGCGTGTGCGATAATGTCGATCTGACACAAATGCCGTTGTATTGCTAAACTCATAAGTGCCTTCAGTAACATCATCCCAATTGGCTGTTGTCACCCATCCTTCACCAGCGTCATAAGCCGCCAAGATTGGATCGCGTATATATGTTTCGATTAGGTTTGCATAAGTGTTATCGCCGCCAACATAACCGATCAATTCAATAATATCCAACAGGTCGATAACGGTGCTTTGGTCAATATCACCAGCATCATAACCAGAAACATCGGCTGTCAATATATCATAAAGATCACCGCTTGTTAGTGAGCCAGAAATAATGTCAGCCATAGCAACATAAACAACAGGCCAAACAACTGTGCCTTTATTAGCCGCGTCAACCACAACCAATGGTAAAGATGCGGCATCAAGATAAAGATTGCTACTATCCACCTTGACATCTGTCTTAGTCCCACTAAACGCCGTATGCTCATTCTCCGTGTCCGAATTAGCAAAATCGCGCAGACTTTCTTCTGGCAAGGTAAAATAAGAATAGTTCAGACTTGGCCTGTTTTGCTTATTATACGCCCTAATCATGTAAGTGCCGCCCAAAGCCGGAACTTGAACCGATGTAGCTGGCCTAGCAACCTTATCAACTATGACAACACTATCAGCCCAAATGGTTAGCAAATCACCAGCCGACAAATCTTCATCGCGTGTATGTCTAATCTTATAATGGCTCAAATCAGGATCGGTGCTTGCCGCCCATGTTAGGTTGACAACACCATCGCTCAATGCACCAGAGAAGTTGCTAACGTCTTGAGGATCACGTTTTGGCGTTTCAATGATCTGCGCTGTTAGTGTCTCATAATCAGAACGAATGCCCAACACAGTAACAGCACGAACCCTAAAGTCATATGTTCCATCCTCTATGTCGATAACCTGAAAGTCGCCAAGTTCACCAACGCCCATTTTCTTATATTTGCTTTCGCTACTTTTTTTGAACTCAACAATCACGTAATCAACGCGCTCCGGTTGATTGCTTGATACCGTCAGCGTTAAGACGTTGGTGATATGTTCATTAACAATTTGAGACGATAGCGAATGGTTGATCCCTATACGCGGTTTAGTGAATGGGTTTGCAAGCGTTGTATTATTGAACTCTAACGCTTGCTCATCATCAACCGACCAGTCGAAAACAGTAGAACTAATTTCACGAAGCGTCATTGATACGATAAGACCCTGCTCCGCATCAGGTGCAAACGCCCAGTTGGCGACCTCAAACGTCTTATCCGTCCAACCAGCGCGTGTGTTGGTTAGCTGTATAATGTCACCGACCTGTAGCTGAAACGCCCTCATGCCAAATGCGGCTGTAACCGTTATCTGCTCACGCGCACGATATAACGCTATTTTAGCAATACGCTGTGCCATTGATGATGTGGACGTAAATGGCAATTCTATGTCGATTGCGCTTTCCTGACCGCCATCAACATCAATAAATGTCTGACTTCTAATTTGTGGAAAGTCGGTCTTTTGGTAATTGGTTTCCGCGCCCTTAAACGTGCCGCGCACGATATTAAAGTTATCACGCCGACTAGCGCGTGTAGTGATGCTGATATTGCCTCTCAGATCATCTTCATTAAGCGACAAAACTGGTGATGTATATGCACCAGCTTTTACACGCCATTTACCAGCAGAATACCAGATCGTGCCAGCCATAGAATTGACTAGCGCGTCGATAATCTCATTAGGTTTAGAGCCTGTAGTGAATGTGCCATTAATGGTATATCGCTTCTCTGTGCCAGCCGCTACATCAACATCCTCATCGCAGATAGCCGCCGCCGTAGCAAACGACGCTTCATCAATTTCATCGGTGCTAACATTCAGGCCGTAATCACTAACCAAGTAATCGCGTAATGCCCATGCAGGATTGGTTGAATACTCAGTCGTGTCCGTATTTGAGTTATACAGCTTCTTACCCTGCACCAAGAAACTAATGGCTGGCTCACCATTAGGCCATGCGTCCTGATCGTATTCCAGACGAACGTAAACATAAGCAATACCCTGCAACCGATGATCCGCAGTCCATTTACCAGCACTTTCGGCTGATAAGGTTGTGTCGGCCTCTTGGTCTGCCGTGCCAAGGTGTGTGATAATTCTGGCTTTAGGGATTGTGGTTATGTTTGATGGGTTGCCTTCTTGTGCCTGTGAGAAGTCGTAACCGAAATAGTTTGATGACGTAACAAAATTATCGCCATCAAGCGTTACTTCTTCGTCGTCGAAGTATATCTTTTCAAAGCTCTCAACTTCATGCCCTGCTACCGCAATAACCAAGTGCAGATATTTGTTAGATGATGATGGTGTAGTTTCCTTATACACAACAACACCGCCGACACGGGTTTCGCCATAGATAATTGCGTGATCTGCGGCGGCAGAAACACCAGCAACTTCATAACCTGATATTGGTATGGTTCTGTTCGGTTTAGGCATCAAAGCCCTTGAGAGAAGGCTTAAACCACCAATGATTGCAAAGTTCGTGAAGAACGTGGCTGTAAAGCTAAACGCCGCAATAGATGCCGCAGTTGTCAGACCAAAGAATGTTGCCGCAGTAGCACTAGCCGCGCCTAAAGCCGCAACTGCGGCGGTTACAGGATCGGCAAATGCAGGTAAAACAGCAAAGCAAAAGGCAGTTGTGGTTAATAATAAGCGTTTCATCCGAAACTCCAAAATATATCGTTTTGGCTTATCGGTAAGAATATCAAACCTTCGTCCGATAAGAAAGCCACCCTTGTGCCGATACAAACCCCAAATGCCACCTCTGTCACTGTGTGAGCCTTATCTGTTTTACCAGCAAGCGATCCTATTGGTGGAAATCTTAGGTCTGATCTTTTAAGCCTAGCATCTGTGGCCTCAATAATATCAGAAAAACCATATTTCTTTAATAGCCCTTTATACCACCTTAACGCTGATATAGCATCGTCATATTCACCAAGCCAATCATCGGCAAACGGCTTTCCTGACACAATCTTTGAGCAATCATTGGCGAAGCTCAAACAATCATGCCGACCCCATTGGAATGGCTTATGTCTTACCGCCTCAATGTATTGATTTATATTTGCCCTGACGTCATTCACTTGCGACCCCAAGAGAATTTCTTGTCTAGCAAATCTTCGACGTAGGAAAAACCAAGGTCGTTTGGATAACGCGATTTCTGGTTTTCATTGGTATATCTGAATGTCCGTGAACGCTCTAAGTCGATCAATCGGCTTTCGACCGAAACCGCAATAGTGCTGGTTTCTGCGCCTTCTTCAATCTTCATTTGATCTATGTAACCGCTAAATAACTCAGTTATCACATCCTGTTCGGCGGTTCTCAGGTCAAGGCCAATCTTTGTGCCATCCTCACTTAAAACGTAATCGCTATCCTCTTGCAAAAGATAGAACTGCAAACCAGTCAACACACCGAAATAAATACGGCATAAACGCCCCTGATATGGCTCAGAAATGGCAAGAGAGATAAGGTCGCTAGGAATACCGCTCAAAGTTATTGTTGCGCCTCTAGCGGCTATTTCTGACGTTTCTTCCATCTGTGAGAATTGCAGGAAATTACCAGCACCAGTGTATGCAAGACCATCAATGGTTAAATCCTTAAGACCTGTCCACAACCGCAACTGTGATGTATCAAAGTTTAGCTGTGCCGCGAAGAATGGAAAAATCTCCGGCTGATCTAACGCGCTAACAAAATCTGCATCAAGATCACGGCTCATGCTATTGCCTGTATTGCACCAAAGGTTATGCCGTAAAGCGACAACTCACTAATTGACCATTCGCTTGCGTTACTAGCTAGGCGAAACACACCTTGCGTGCTTTCGACGTTTATGGTCGCCCCAATGGAAGGGGCAGAAATAATATCAGGCCATAAATCCAAGGTGGCATTTCCTGAAGCATCTGTATTAACATCTTGCAACACCTTATAAAGTCTAGCGGCAGAACCTGTGCCTAGTTGAATGTAGTCACCAGCTTTGAGATAACCTGTTTGGTTTAACGATGAACAGCTGATGTCCAGCGTGTTAGCGGTAGATCCATCGACAACAGGACTGCTTGCATTTCTTGCTGTGCCGCGTGGTGTAGCCGCGATTGGATCGCCAAGTAAGAATGTTCCGCGCTGACCCTTTAGAGATAATAGAAACGCAACCCAAGTTTCTGCCGTTTCCTCTTGCATCGCTGGCAAAGTTATGTCGGCTTCCCACCGCTTGCCAGCGTGAGAAACAACTTGCTCTTTATAGGTGAATGGTGAGCGCGAAACAGACACGGCATTAATGGCGCGGAAGGTGATGCTCCTAACGCCTGTGATTGTCGGTAATGCAAGGGGATATGTTATAGCCATTATTATCTCCTAGAACGCATTAGCGAAACTGCCGCCACGCCGACGCGCATCCAACACAGCCGCTTTAGATGCGTTTGCGATTTGTGGCAACATAGATTGGATTTCGTTGCGAACGGTTTGTTGCACGCCTGTTGATACGTTGATGGTTTGATTAACAACAACCTGTCCATTACCAAGATTGTTGTTTGGTTCAATCCGCCCTGCGGTGTGAGGTATAAAGAGTTCCGCGCCCCTCTCACCTACCAAGACTGGTTTGTTGGCTGACATTATTCCGCCGGTTGCGGCGGTTTTAACAGTTGTAGCACCGGTTGCTGGTTTAAATATTCCCCTCACAACACCGACAATACTTTGAACCATCTGCTCAACGACTAATATTCTAAATAATTCAGATATAATCGAACTTGCCATAGCTTTAAAAGCGTCCTTGGCTTTTGCCGTTCCCATAAGTATCGACATAAAGAAGTTCTGCATTGGTTGTGTCAATGTCGTATCAAATATATCGGCTTGCTTCTTAAGTTCTTCGTTTAATTCTTTTATCTTGCTCTTTCCGCCTGTTCCCTGTTTTTCGATAGCATTTGTTACTTGATCCGACGCATCCCTAACCGCGATCAACTTTTCTAAGAAGCTGGCATATTCCTCTGTATTCTGTTTGGTTGATTGATTCAGAATATCAAGTCCTTGTTGCGAAACAGCCAAGGCTTGAGCCGCCTGTAAACTGCCGGTGCTTAATTGTTTGAAGACATCTACAAGTTTTTGTGTGTCATCCTTACCAAGACCTAATTTCTTTGATAAATCTTCTAATGCCCTAGCTTGCTCACGCGCAAAATCAACCTTAGATATTTTCTCATATATCTTCATCAACAAACCGCCATTACCGGTAAGTTTTGCAACCTCATCACTAGCACCAGCGGTCGCTTTTTGTATTGCGGTGAATGCAAGATCAAGACGTAATCTTGCCAATTTTTGCGACATCATATCTGTCGCTTCAATTAGATCACTAGCGGTATCTTTTACCTTTGATATAGCATCATTAAAATTAATTGCCGCGCCGCTACTTTTTTCCATAGCAACGCCGATAGCGGCAACAATAGCTACGCCAGCACCTAAGATAGCACCGACCGGCCCAAATATACCTAATAACTGTGAACCTTGTTGACCGAAAGCCTGAATAGCAGATGTGCCGCCAGATACCTGAACAGCAAAGTCACCTACTTGATAACCAGCTTGTTGTAAGCCTGATTTGGCAAAACGCGATAATCCGCGTGTATTATCATTAACTGCCGCACCGAATTGATTTGTGCCAAGGGTTGATCTTTTTAATCTTTCATCAAACTGGTTTAACCCTTGCGTAACTCTTTTTAGACCAGCGGTCGCATTATCTTGGACTGCAACAACAATATCTAGTTTATTTGCCATCCTGCTTCTCCGCTAGAATTTTATAGTAGGCGACCCATTCATTATACTCATCAAGGCTTATTTCTTCAATCTCTTGTATCGTCTTACCTAGTCTTTCTGCAAGCGCAATAAGATTGAATCTAAATGGGTCGCCTCTTAGTTTTTTTCCTTCACCTCTGCTGGCTCAGAACTAAATATTGAGCCAAATAAGTTGGCGATCACATCAACAGGCTCACCCATAAGAATCGGTTTGTCCTCTAACGTAAATACCTTCTCACCATCTTGCGTTTCGGCCTTCATAATAATAATTTCGACCATAGCCGCGATTGATGGATTACTTAGAAAGTCTTTATGCTTACTTCTGACTTTCTCAATTTCTCTTGCGCTCACATCGGAATAATAAATAAGGAGTGGGGCATCATCTTCACCCCACTCCATTACCTCTACAAACCTACGTTCGCGTGCCGCACGATTAGCGGCGATCCGTTGTGCTATACTCATTGTGCCACCTCAATAAAGTATTAAACGGTTGTTTCAGATAACGCGCCGGTTCCCTGAATGGTAAAGCTACGATCAACCGTTCCGTCCGTTGTGCCGGTTACACTGCGACCAGTTATGATTGCTGATCCTGTGTAATATGTATCACCAGCACCATCACCTTCAGGGTAGAAGTTGATTGTGATTTGAGAACCGACAGTCATTGCGCCTTGGCCTGAACTATCTGTCTCATCCCAATAGCACTCAATCGTGCCGGTGAATGTTTTAAGTCCAGCGACATATGTGCGTGATGTGTCGCCAAGAGCGGTCGTCTCAATCGTGTCTCCGCTTTCTTCGATTGTGTAACTTTTCAGCTCCGCAATCACCGAAGAGCCTACCTTTACAGTCCCTTCGCTACCTGTATGAACAGCCATAATTAAACCTCATTATCATCAGTTTCAGTTGCAACATTCGCTGATTTTTTCGTCTTTGCTTGACGTTTGTTCGGTTCGTCAACCGACCATCCTTTTTCGATAAGACGTTTCGCCGTATCTTCCCAGCAAACGATCATATCGCCTTGTTCATTATAAAGAGCAATTCGTTTCATTACTAAACTGCCGTTTCTATATCGTTTTCGATTGTAACGTAAATAATTGATATTGTAAAACGCCCAATACCAACTGATTGTTCACCTTCGCCTGTATAGTCAGCATCGAATGATGTTATCTTGGTATCCTTCGCATAACCACCGCGTGTTACGTCAGTGTATAACGCTTCTTCAACCTCAACCGCTATCGCATCAAGAGAATTGTCAAGGCCAGACGTATCTTTTACATAAGCCTCTACAATAACCTCAAGCGTTCTAACTTGCGTCCTTGGTAACTTGATCGTGCCGTATTCTGTGCTTTCAGTATTGGTGTAAATACACAATGCCGGTAACTTACTTTCCCCTAGTGGAAATAGTCGCGTCTGAAATACATTTGAACCAGTCGTTGCTAGACCAGTCAATGTCGTCGTTACATCATCACGAATAAGTTTACGAACGTGAGCCATTAGACTTCTTCCAGAACCAGCGTCGTAACACCTGTTCCATCAGGTTGAACAACGCGAATAATATAGCTAACCGAATTGATCGTTATCGCATCACCCTCTGCGGCAGATGCCACATCAGATGTGCGACACTGAAATCTTGGTTGTTGGATTGCAACCGCAACAGTGCCGCCAGCATCGGCTTCAAAGAACTCATTATCAAAGATGCCATTAACTGTTACAGGGCTACCGCCAGACGGCGTATATGTCGCCGCAACGCCGAAGTCATCGACTGCGAAGAATATAGCCAGTTCGTCTGCGGTTTCTACAGCCATTAAATGTCATCCTCATCTTCCGGCGTGCTAATATCAAAAACAGCGCGATTGGTTTTCTTTGGTGCGCCGCGTTTTACTTCTTCGGCAAAGCCAGCCTTTATCAGTCTATTGGCTGTTCGATCTTCAACTTCGATCTTTTCGCCAACTTCTAGGTTTCGGCCTGTGCCGGTAAATGTCTTTTGCAAAATCTTAATCTTCATAGTGCCACCTCATAAAGAAAGGTCGCGGTGGGGTTTCAACGCCCCACCGCTTCCATCAGTCATTAAGCAACCGATACTTCGTCTGTCAATGCAAACGATGCAGTGTTGCGAACGGCTACGTCTACTTCTTGGAAGATAGACATACGGACTGTGCCAGACTTGCTACCTGTGTATGGGTCAACAAGAATTGAAGGTGCACCAAAGAGGCCGACCATCAACTGGCTAAAGTCACCATAGATCAGAGCAGATGCGTCGTTGCCGCCGTCACCCGGATCAAGGTTCGTTGGGACGTTGCTGGTAAACTCAGCGCGTGCGCCGTAGATGCTGTTCCATGGATCGTTCAGCAAGAATACGCTGTCAGTTCCAGAAACGCGTGCCGTCGAAGCAAGTTTCGCTTTAACAGCAGGGCTTGACAACCAACCTACAGAGCCTTGGTTGACAACGCCGTTGGCGGTTTCAACGGTTTTAACCAGAGCAACAATGTCCGCCCAAGTAAGAGCGTCAACGTCAGTTCCAGCAGAGATGTCTACGTTACCAACACCAGCGTTCAACAACCCAGTTGGTTGGCCTGAAGCACCAGAGCCGTTGATTGCGTAGTATTCGATGCGGTCAGCGATAGAAGCAAGCAAGTCGTTTTGAACTACTTGTTCGATTGCTGGGATGCTCTCAAGCATCAGCAAGCGCGATACATCAACGTATGCACCAAGAGTGCGCGGCTGAAGCGTAACGCCAGCATCGGTTTGGCTTTGATCGCTAACGTCGCCAAGTTCTTCTACGAATGCGGCGTTCGCACCAGCAGAGAATTTAGGCATTTTAACGCGATTGGTAAGACCGCTCATGTAAGTTACGCCCAAGTTTGACATAACTTGACGTGCGCGAAGTGCTTCGATGAAAAGGTCGCCACGGTGAACGGTAGGAACGAAGTTGTCCGTTACGTTCTCAGAACCAGAAGCTCCGGTTGCGGCAGTTGTCATCGCGCCAGCGCGGAAAGCGAAGTCAGGAATGTAAATGCCCTCAGCTTCTTTACCAGTGCGTTTCGCGATTTCGTCGTGCATCTCACGCTCATAACCAGCTTTGCGCCAGTCGCCAGAGATTTGTGCTTGAACCATGCGTGCCAAAGAGTATGAACGCTGTTCTTTAACAGGAGCGTCAACAACATGGGCAGGAGTTTCAAGCGGTGCATTACCGATTGCGTCAAGCAAGCTACCACGGAACTGGTCAATGCTCAGACCGTTGCGGATTGCTTCTTCACCAAGGTCACGCTTGTTGTGCTTGGCGGCAAGAGACAGGATTTCGCTGTCGTTCTTGCGTGCGGCGCGGACTGCTTCAGCCTTCACCGCGTCGATGTCGATTTGGACATCTTTTTTGATTTCTTCAGACATAGGTTTCTCCTTTACTGAAGTGGTTGTGGTTAAGGTTTCGGAAGTCGCACGCCCAACGCCCACTTGACTTGACTGGTCAGCCGGAATTGAAACGATTGATATTTCCATTGGCGTTGTGGCGACACGGAAGTAATCTTCAGGGTCATTCTCACGCCGAACACGGTTATCAATGCGATAACCAACAGATATGTTTTGGCGTATTCCATCCAAAACATCGTCGAACACTTCAGAGGCAAGTTTACCTTTTCCAAAGCGAACTACAGCACGCAGACGACGCGCTGTCTCATCCAGTTCGACTGTCTCAACGATCCCTATTTGTTTGGTCATATCATGATCCAACAAAAGTGGGGCGCGTCCAGATTTCAGGAACTCTAGGTTCATATTTTCTAACGAATGGTCGATAACTTCCATACCGAAAGACCGCTCAACAGGTTCTTCGGATGATACGCCAATACGAACCAAACGGTTGTCTTGATCGATGAACTTATCGCCATCAAACATATAACCACGACGTTCCATGTCGGAACGGCTATAGCGTTCTTCGTAAGTCGCGGTTTCTTCGACGATCTCATCTTCATCGTGCGTTTTAGCATAAGTCACAATGTAAGCATCTTCGGTTTCTTCGATGTTTACGATATGACGCTTGTCATCCATTTGGATTTCTTCGTTATCCAACTCAACTTCAATCTCTTCGCTCATATCTCTCTCACTTGTGGCTGGCTCAAATTTAATAGGCTTGAAGTTATTATCATCAAGCCACTCCTTCGCTTCCGATTCCGAAAACATCTCAGCATCAAAACGTATGCTTTGAATTTCGCTTTTATTATCCTTGATACCAAAGATAAAATCAATGCCATCTCCACCAGCATCCTGTCTGCGACGGAAATAGTCGTAATTCTCAGGATCATTTATTCTTGCGGCGTGTTCGTTTGGGTATGGACGCATCTCATCAATCATGCGTTCCTCATCCTTCAAGCTCTCAACAATATTGCGCGACCAAGTATAGCCAGCGTCGCCGCCCCAAAGTAACCAGCTTATATAAGACGCGCTATCTTCTTCGTGGTATTCCTTATACGCCTCATGTCGACTAAAGAAAGAATACATTCGCTTTACTGTATCCTCTGACAAGTTTTTGCCATTAACAATATCTCTTGCACGCGCAACACCAACAGCAGTTCCGCCCTTTCCATGCTTCTTACGCAACTCAAGGCCGCGCTTGGCGGCAGTTACCATACCTTTTGTTGGTTTATAGCTCATCTTCGTCACTATCCGCTAAAGGCGTTGCAGGGGATTTATTACCGAATGGCTCAAACGCGGTTTTTAGGCCATAGCGTTCCGCCATCTCTTTATCGCTCTGGATTTGAGCAAACAATTCTTCGACATCGCGTCCATAATTAGCCGCGACATCATTCATACTAATCAGGCCATTATTGATCGCAGTAACAGCCGCATTGATCTCTTTAAGCGGATCAACCCAAGCAAAGCCGCGCCCACGGAAATGAACATTGGATGCAAACTTATTATATTTAGACGATGGTATGTTGAAATCACCAAAGTCCAATGCACTGCTTAACCAGCGCATAAATATCGGCTCACAGAAATGCTCAATAATAAACGATTGAAGCATCTTATAATGATCGCGCTCCTCAATCGTGCCCTGACGGATAGAAGAATAGCTAACACCAGTTAGGTCATTCGACAGGCTGGTATAACTAACATTCAAACCAGATGCGATGCCGCGCAATACGGCTTTCTCAAACGCATCGAACGCAGTCGTCGGATGCGTTGCATCAATCATCTTAAAGTCATGTCCGGCTGGTAACTGATAAACGCTTGCTGGCTCCATATCGATAATCGGCACGCCCTCATCCGTCTCATCATCGCCAACAAACTCATCGCCAGATGGTGTGGTAACAATACCAAATTTAGCGGCGGCGGCTCTAGCGGCGATCAATTCAGCTTCACGATAACCATGCAACATCTTTAGCGAAGCAATCGCCGGAGCCATAAATGGTTCACCGCGTGTTTGGTGTGTTCTGCTTTGGATAAATATATGCAACATCTCATCAGCAGGAACACGGGTGTGCTTACGCTCAGTCCGATTGGCAAAGTTCAATGTATCATTTGGATGATTGACCAGAACCCAATAAGCGACAGGGCGATGGTATTTATTCAACTCAACGCCCATACGGATTTCATTACCATTGGCTTCGTTGCGACCATTCTTCTCTTGATCGACCAAATCTGTCTCAATGAACTGGATCGAAAAACCGTCCTTGAACGCTTTGTTGTTTACGAACTTGACAAATACTTCGCCATCACGCGCTAACGTCTCAGCGACATAACGCTGACAATCAAGCCAAGACATTCGACCAGAAACCTCCGGATTGCCCAGCTTTCCCCATCTCTTAAACGCATCCTCAATAATCTGATTTCCTGTTGCATCAAGTGTGCGATCATCATTCCTTGCACGCACCTGAACAGTAAAGCCATTCTCACCGACGACATTAGTTTTGATAAGATTGATAAAACGCTTTGCATACTCATTGTTCCGCGCAAGGTCGCGACTCCGATTTCTCAATACTGGTAATGCGTTTCTTAATTCACTATCAGACGAAAAAGACGAACCGATAAAATCGGCAAACAATCTACCTTGGTTTGCGCCAGCGTAGTTACGCATCAATCCGCGTAAACTGCGACGCTTTGCTTTAGGCTCTTGATTGTTGCGATTAAGAAAATCAAATAACGCCATTTTAGAACCTCATTAGGATTGTGCTATTAGTTGGCTTGCCACGGCGTATTCTTTCTCTGCGATTGTGAGCGTTCACTTCTTTCCGGTAGTAATCGCGCCACTCCATCAATTCCTGCGGAGATAACTTACTTAGTGAGCGACCATTAATTGAATAGCTGGAGACATCCGCATCGGCTTTACCTTCAAGTATTGTCTCAATCTTAGCAAGCATGATTTCAGCATGACCACGCGGGTCAGCTTGGTTGTCGTCAAGGTCGATGATTGCTTCAAAGCTACCGCGATCTATTACAATGCGGTTGCCTGTGGCCGTTTGCACTATCTCTAGTTGCCAATGATAAACACCGGCGGTAAATGTGGCAGATGTCGCGCTACTAATTGTGAACAGGTATTTATCGGAATATTCTGTTGCGGCTAATTTAATTTCGCTTGCACCGCCACCTGTAATACGCGCTACATATTCGGCAGAATATAATGATGGCGGATAGTCAGTTAGGAAATCGGTTCTTTTCCATTGAATGAAATCACCGACAACAATGATTTCTGGTTCACCTTCTGGTGCATTAGCAACATCGAATAAATTAGCCACGGCGACAAACTCCGTTAGTGAATAGCGTTTGTTTTTTATCGCGTGCCTTCACACGCTTTGAATGACGGCCTTTGCGCTTAACTTTGATCTTTTCGCGTCTCTCAACAGTCTTGATCTGTCGCGCCATTACCGCCACCCATTTACAAAACCGCCTTGCCTTGGCCTTCTAATAGGACGTTGCTGGCGCGGCTTCTTATCTTCATCATCAATCTGCGTCTTTGCACGCTTGGATTTCTGCGCTATCATATTAACATTCACATTAACTATTGACAATGCCGCGATTGCATAAACTCTGCAATCCAATGCTTCGTTGCGCGGTCGCACTTTTATCCACTCTCTGCGATGGAATCCCTTATGATATTTCTTAACCACTTTTTCGGCTGTCAGTTGACGGAAATAGTCATCTGGGTAGGAATCAGGGAAGTGACAATATCCTGCTCCCTCATCCTTAATTTTTAATCGCGAATATACAACCTCTTTGATTGTGTCAACGCCAATCGGAAATAACTTGCACTTGATATTGTTATTGGTGCTTGGTTTACCGACCATCGGTTTACCTTCACCGCCAACACCTTTGATTGCAAATATGCGTCTACCAATTCTAGGTTTGCAGAACTTATATACCGATTGAGTGTGATGACCGCCACTATCTATAGCAGTTGATTTGATGTTTAGCTCTCTACCGTCCTCTGTTTCATACGTCATAGATAGAAAGCCATCCAAATCAGCCCAAGGCTGGGCAGATGATGGATCGCCATAAATGGTTCGATATTCAATAGACCAGCTTTCTTCATCGCGCCCCCAACCCAAAACCTCCATCTCTAAACGATCATCTTGCACGTCGATACCTGCGGTTATGAACACAATCTCTTTGGGTAGTTTATCGCCATAATCTTCTCTGTGAGATGCGATGTCATAATCATCAACACGCTCACCTTCATCTTCCCACGGTTCACCCAAATAAGTGTTCACCCAAACACGAAGCGTCTCAGGCAACTTCTTGGCAATCAAGAAATCACGAACTGCGCTCTCCAATGGTGTCCACGGAGAATACAAACCTGAAAGTCGAAACCCCACCGTTCCGACGAATGGAGCGGTGGCTCTCCATTCTCCCCTGCGGATCGCTCTATACCGATCTGCATCATCCCAAATCGACCCACAATGTTCACAGACATAGCAAGCCGTTTCAGGCGCGTCTTTATCCCATTGCACGTTCAACCAGCGCATCACTTGTTGTTCGCCACAGTCAGCGCATGGGACATAATATTCACGTTTGTCAGAATTATCAAATGCCGCTTCGATACGGCTAGTTCCTTTATTGGTCGGTGTGCTTACCATCACAAACTTGCGATTCCAGAATGTAGCGGCACGACGACGCGCCAAATCAATCGGATCGCCCTCAGAACCGGCACTAGGTGGAAAGCGATCAACTTCATCACATAGCACAACACGGATCGGTCGGCTGGCTAGTGATGACGGACTGTTTGCGCCGCACATAGTTATGTGGCCGCCAATAAAGTTCTTCTTCAGCGTTGTGTTCCCACTGTCCCTGCTTCGCGGATCAGCGATCTTGTCTTTCAGGGCAGGGGTATCACGAACCATTGGCGCAAGCCTGTCCTTACTGAATGTCTGCGCCATATCAAGTGTCGGTTGGACAACCAGCATCGGAGACGGGTCTTGATGGATGTGATAACCAATCAAGTTGAGCAACATCTCAGTCTTGCCGACTTGAGCGCAAGACATAATTACGATGTTCTCAACCTTCGGATCGGATATAGCGTCCATAATGCCGCGCTGGTATTCGGCGCGACTAGTATTCCATATACCAGCTTCGGCAGATGCTTCAGGCGACAGACGACGATATTCGTCAGCCCATTGACTGACTGTCAGTTCCGGTGGCGGCTTCATCAACGTCAGGACGTTTCTTACCACTGCCATCGCCGGTATTGAGTTGGGTATTTTCAAAGTCATACGCTTCCACCATTGTATCACTTAACTCTTGTAAAGTATCGTTTATATATTTGGTTAGTATTAGTTTCGCCTCTTGCACATCTTTTGCTGAGAACACATCAGGTGATGCTTTCGTCGGCAAAGATAACAGCCTAGCACGAAAATTACCAAAAAGTTCGCTGTTTATCTGGTTTATTGCTTCAACAGTCAGAACTTCTAACTTTTCCTTACTTAATTCCATTTCGGCTAGTTCGGCTTCTGCGGCAATTTTCCTTGCTCTTGCTTCTTCGTAACTAAGAACGCCGCCAGACTGATCGACATGACCCATGATCGCTCTTGCCGCATCGGATAGTTTGTATTTCTTGATCTTGCCCTTTTCTTCTACTGGCCGAACACCGTTTAGGCGCAAACCAACAGTGCGGCGATCAAGGCCAAACTCAACCGCCAAGGCGTTAATAGTCCATAGATTTTGTGTCATTGCCATCTTGTAAACTCCACCGTTATAAGATTATTACAATATATTGGTGGATATTGCAATTTTCCTGTCACTAGAAGACAAACGCGGCCTCCGCTCACC